TCTGCATCAGAAAAAGACGATCAAGCAGAAAGACTCTCTAACGGTCTGGTCGCAGATCCTTATGAAGACATCCTTGATGCCTACTTCTCTCATCAGAGGGTTAAATGAACGATAATAGAATGGTTCATGTTGAAAACGAATTGTCTTCTGATGTTGAAATCGAGGACATTGCTTACATCTCTTCAGATTCCTACGAAGAAAGTGTTGACCCATTTTCCGTTATTAAAATAGATTCTCTTCCTCCAAAAATGAAGAGAAAAGCTATTTCTCTGAAAAAGAGACATGAGGGCGAGGATGGAACAAAGTCTAAGTACTTGGACCCAGAGGTTGTTAATGGCTACTCACTTTGGGATATTGTAAATCCTCCTTACGATCTTGATAACTTGGCAAGACTTTACGACCAGAGTGCAATTCACAATGCTGCTATTAATGCAAGAGTTATGAACACCGTTGGGCTTGGTTTTGAGTTTGTAGAAACATTAAAGTCAAGAAGAAGAATTGAAAAAGCCCAAGATGACAAGGCGAAACTTGAAAGAGTTCGTAGAAATCTTCAAGATACAAGGGAAGAGCTTGAGCAACTGTTTGAAGACTTCAATGTTGAAGAAACTTTAATTGAAACACTTGTTCGTGTTTGGCAAGATTGTTTAACTGTTGGAAACGGCTACCTTGAGGTTGGTCGAAACAATGCTGGCAAGGTCGGCTATATCGGTCATATTCCAGCAACAATGATTAGAGTGAGAAGAAAGCGTGATGGCTATGTTCAGTTGTCAAGAGCTAATAAGATTCAAGCAGTGTTCTTTAGAAACTTCCAAGATTTAGAAATGGATGACCCAATCAATGCTGATCCAAGCCCAAACGAAATTATTCACTTTAAGATATATTCACCAAACAGCACTTACTACGGAATTCCTGCAGCAATTTCAGCTGCTGCCGCTATTGTTGGCGATAAGTTCGCAAAAGAATACAATATTGATTACTTTGAGAATAAAGCAATTCCAAGATACGCAATCATTCTGAAAGGCGCAAAACTTAGCAACAAGTCAAAAATGGAACTTGTTAACTATTTTAGAAACGAGATTAAGGGCAAGAATCACGGAACATTGGTTGTCCCCCTTCCTGCTGGAATTGGTAGCGACTCTGATATTAAATTTGAAAAACTTGAAGCCGGTGTGCAAGATGCTTCGTTCGATAAGTATCGTAAATCAAACCGTGATGAAATCTTGATTGCAAACAGAGTTCCTGCTCCAAAAGTTGGTGTCTATGACAATGCAAACTTGGCTGTTTCAAGAGATGCAGATAAAACATTTAAGATTCAGGTTATTGGACCAGATCAAGCTGTTATCGAGAAGAAGATTAATAGACTTCTTTCTGAATTTACAGACCTTCTCCAGTTTAAGCTAAAGAAGATTGACCTTCTTGATGAAGATATGGAATCAAGAATTCACGATAGATATCTCAGAACTGAGGTTATTAGTCCAAATGAAGTCAGAGCTAAAATCGGCCTCCCAGAAAAGTCTGATGGTGATGACATGCTTCCTTTCCCAACAAAGATTAAGAAAGAAGAGTCTGCTGGTGCTCCATTTGGTAATTCAAATGGTTCTGCCGCAAACCCTCCGCAATCACGATCTGATAGCGGCGCTACGCCAAGCGGTGTTCAGGGTTCTGGAGATCAAAAAGAAAGAGGCCAGAGTCAAGACTCTGGTGACAATGTGGATACTGTAAAAGTATTCGAAGGAGAAAACAATGAGTGAGCAAACTTTGGTTTATTCAGACACTAGCGTTACTAGCGCTGACAGTGTGGTAAGTATTGGAAGACACACATCTTCTATTAAATTTTATAATGCAAGTAATGCAACAGATGCTGTTGTTGAAGTTAATGGTGGACCATTAAGAGTTTTAATTCCATCTACTGCTGAAGGCAATGCTGGTTATGTTGAGCTTTACGGAGATTATACAAAATTTCAAGTTATCACAGCTGGTGTAACAATTGCTGTTATGGCTTTTGGTTAAATATATAACATATAGTGTATAATTTTAGATTACGAGGTCTTTATGGAAAATTTTAATTTATCTTTCCCTATTGATATGATCAAGAAAGAGGAAAGAATCGTAAGCGGTATCGCAACCGCTGATAATATTGATAAGTCTGGGGATGTTGTTGAGTTCAACGCATCCTTAGAGGCATTTAAAAACTGGGGTGGAAATATCCGTGAAATGCACCACCCAATCGCTGTCGGTAAAGCTATTAGTTATGAACCAATTGAGATTACATCGGAAGATGGCGAGAAATATAAGGCCATCAAGGTAAGTGCTTACATTTCAAAAGGTGCTCAGGATACATGGGAAAAGGTTCTTGATGGAACCCTTAAAGCTTTTTCTATTGGCGGTAAAATCATGGAGAAGGCAGAGTCTACAGAGAAGATGTTTAGAGGTCGCCCTGTAAATGTTATTAAAAAATATACATTAGGTGAACTTAGTCTTGTTGATAATCCGGCAAACGCTTTAGCAATTGTTGATATTATCAAAATGGATACAGATGGTAATCTAGATTACATTTTAGATATCCTTGAAGATATTAATTTTGAAAAAGCAAAAGCTCCATTGAAAGATCCAAAAGGTGGTCTTACTGCTGCTGGTCGTGCTCACTTTAAACAAACAGAAGGCGCAAACCTGAAACCCGGAGTTAAAGGTGCCGCAGATACTCCTGAAAAAATGCGCCGTAAAGGTTCTTTCTTAACAAGATTCTTCACTAATCCATCTGGACCAATGAAGAAACCAAACGGAGATCCAACTCGTTTAGCGCTTTCAGCCGCTGCTTGGGGTGAGCCTGTACCTCAAAACATGCAAGATGCTGCTGAATTAGCAGCAAAGGGTAGAAGGCTTCTTGAAAGATATCAGAATACAAAAGAGAAGTCTGTCCATGTTGAAATGGAAAAGGAAGGAGAGGTAACTTCTTCCGGAATGGGTTCTGGAATTAAAAATCCAACACAGGGTAATAGATATATTACACCTACAATACCAAAAAAGAAAAAGGAGAAAAAAGAAATGAGTTCATATAAAATTGAAGAACTCGTAGAAATCATTAAAACGCAAGATGAAACATTGCAGAATGATGTAAACTATGATATGGTCTTAAGCATGAATGAACAAGAAATTAATAGACTTTCGCTTCTTAAGCGACTTGTAAATTGGCTTGTTCCAGATGTTCAAGAGAATGCTTCAACACAAGTTGAAGTAACTGAAAACACACAGGAGGAAGAAATGGATATTGCAATCCTTAAAGAAGCTCTCGGTGCTGTGGTTGACGAAAAACTGGATACCTTCGCTACTTCAATTAAAGAAGAGATCGAAGCATCGGTTCAAGAAAAAATCGACACCATCACAAAGGGTTTTGAAGCAAACACAGTTGAGCTTCAAGAAAAATTAGAAGCAGCAGAAAAGGCACTTTTGGAGACAGAAGAGCAGGTTAGTAAATTCGCTAACGCTGGTGCTATCAAAAAGAGCGTTGACCCGGAAGAACAGGATGAGGATGAAACAATCACCAAGTCCGAGTCTATCTGGAACAATGTTTATCTGCCACAGGGCGTTATCAACGCACTTGGTTATAAGTCATAAGTAGGAGGAAAAAATATATGGCATCACAAGAAGAAATTCTTTCAAAAGCTGATGAAGTAACAACGGGTGTTGTTGGCAACGATTCTGGTGGTTTAATGAAACCAGCTCAGTCAAATCGTTTCCTTGACTTCGTTATTGATCAGTCTGTCCTCATGCAGAACGCAAGAGTCGTTCGCATGCGTACACCACAAATGGAAATCGATAAGGTTTCCGTTGGCACTCGCTTGCTTTCCAAGGCAACCGAGGCAACAGATGACGGTGCAAATGCAGCCGTTACATTCAGCAAAGTTTCGCTGAGCACAGTTAAGCTCCGTCTTGACTGGGCAGTATCAACAGAGTCTCTTGAAGACAACATTGAAGGTGCTTCTCTTGAAGATCACATCGCACAGATCATGGCTCGTCAAACAGCCAACGACCTTGACGATTTGTTCATCAACGGAAATACATCTTCAAACAATGGTCTTATCAAGGCACTTGATGGTTTTATTAAGCTTGCAAGAGCTAATGGTCGTACAGTCGATGAGGCAGGAACGCAAGTTTCCCGCGCAACATATGACCGTATCCTCCGCAACCTTCCAACGAAGTATCTCCAGCGCAGAAATGAGTTGAGGTTCTTCACCGGTTCAGGTGTTGTGCAAGACACGATTTACTCACTTGGTAATCCTAACTCAGCAACAGCTGCAACAGCAGGCGCACCATCACCAGCATCTACCGTTGGTGATATGGCATTCCTTCAGGGTTCAATGCGTGGTAATGGCGGTGCCGGTTCAACAGGCATCTCCCCATTCGGTATTCCACTTATTGAAGTTCCACTCATGCCAGAAGCTGCTGCAGGAGATTACTCAGGCACAAGCGGTTCTCATGGTCATATTGAGTTGACATTCCCGAACAACCGTGTTATCGGTATCCACCGTGACATTACTGTTTATCGTCAGTTCAAGCCAAAGACCGACACAATCGAGTACACCCAGTACATGAGAGTTGCAAGCAACATTGAAAATGCTGATTCATATGTAATCGGTAAGAATGTTAAGCTTCGTTCACTGTAATTAGTAATTAAAAAATTTGTGATTGGGAGGGGTGAAATATCCCCTCCCTTTCGCATTATACAGATAAGTATGGTATTGTATTAGTTATGACTGACAACATCGTTACATCAAAATCAACAATGGGAGAAGAAGCAAAGCCTGCTAAGAAGGCTGCTGCAAAAAAAGCCCCTGCAAAACCAAAGGTTAATGCAGAAAATTCTACTGAGGCAAAAGCAACAAAGAATTCAATTGAAATTAATTTAATTGTATTTGAGTCTGGTGCTGGCTATAGCTCTCAAAATCTCTTTTTTACAAGAGAAAATCCAATTCAAGAAGTATCAGACGAAGATTTTGCTTTTCTTTTAACACTTGAAAACTTTAGAAGAGCTAATCAATTTGAAATTGAAGAATATCTTAATTCCAAGGAGGATTAATGTATGGCCGGTAATCTAAGTGATTATCTTGAAAATAAAGTTCTTGATCATATTTTAGGAACAACCTCTTACACAATGCCAGCAGATGTCTACTTGGCTTTGTATACGACAACACCAACAGATAGCACTTCTGGAACAGAGGTCACTGGTGGTTCTTATGCAAGAAAATTAATTACCTTTGGTGCATCTTCATCTGGTGCTGCCACTAATAATACGAATGTTGACTTCACATCGATGCCAACCTGTGTTGTTACTGGAATTGCAGTATGTGATGCTTTAACAAGCGGAAACATTCTTGTTTATGGAGGCTTGGCCGCTAGTAAGTCGCTTGCATCTGGAGATACTTTAAGAGTTTCATCTGGAGATTTGAGCATTTCAATCAACTAAGAGGTTTTATGATTAGAAGAGAATTTGTAGGAAACGCATTGAGAACAACATTATCTGCTAATATTTCAAACTCAGCGACTTCTTTTAGCGGTGTAAATGGATCCTCTTTTCCAACAGGAGACAACAATCCTTTTGTAATATCAATCGGTAGAGGAACTGCTCTTGAAGAAAAAATTCTTTGTTCCTCAAGATCATCAAACACTTTCACTGTATCTGAAAGGGGTTATGATGGAACAACAGCATCAGAACATACAATAGGTGAGTCGATTGATCATGTTCTTGACGCTACAGTTATTCAGGATATGAATACTGTTACAAATGACACAAGCATTATTGCTTGGATGGGGATTTAAATGGCAAACTTAACACCAAAACTTCTATATCTTGGAGCAGATACCGGAGCTAATGTATATACGGTATCAAGCAATACAGGTAGTTATTCAATTGTTAAAAATATGAATATTTGCAATGTGACTAGCAGCTCAGCGACATGCAATGTGCATGTTCTTCTATCTGGGGTCTCAGCATCAGCAAACAACAACGCAATCCTTAGTTCATTTACGGTAGCACCAAACGAAACAGTTGCTTATGACGGCATCTTTGTATTGCCTGCTAATTCTAAAATTTATATTTCTCAACCAGCAGCTAGTCTTACTTTTTCAATTAGTGGAGTTGAGTACGCAACTTAATTCTATATCATATACAATTGCTATGTGAGAAGATTAAGAATTAGAAAAAACTCTTGGATTATAGCTCCCGTACTGGTCTTGTCATTATTTTCAAGCCCTGTAAAAGCAGAGACTTTTGAAACCAATGGGGCTAATGATTTCTTTTTTACGCTTGAGTCAGGTACAACTTTTACAATAAGAACCTTTGCTCAGTCAAGAGGGATTGACAGCATGTTATGGCTCTATGACAGTAATAACCAAGTGCTTGTTGCTAATGATGACCATTTCGGTCTAGATTCATATATCTCATACCCAGTCCAAAATACTGGTATTTATCGAATAAGGACTGGTGTTTGCTGTGGTGATCCGAATCGATGGTATGGGAGCGCTTACACATTTGAATCGAGCAGTGTCCCTACAAATGCACCGGAAACAACAACTACCACCAGCAGTACAACAACCACAACCGTTGCTCCATATCTGAATCCTCCCATTGATTTAAGAGTTTCATCCGTTAATGAAAGCAAGGTTTATCTTGAATGGGATCCACCGCTACAATCGAATACCCAAGTTGAGAGATATGCAATATTCTGGTCTTGTGACAGTTGGTCAACTGGTTTTGCAATATCCTCAACAGTAACAACTGCAATTGTTGAAAATCTAGATTCTGGTGCAACATGTGAATTCCGAGTAAGAGCTGATAATGACTCTTTATCTATTTACTCTTTTTTCTCAGAGACGGTTTCTGGAACTACAACCGCAACTACAACGACAACCAGCACGACTACAAGCACAAGCACGACTACTACAAGCACGACAACCAGCACGACTACAACGATTCCAGAAACGACAACGACCTCTGTATTCATCTCTCCGTTTACGACTACAACAATTTCAGTACCTACCACAACTGTTGCACAAACGACAACTGTTCCTCCGACTACGACACTTCCCCCTGTCACAACCACAACACCACCCGTAACCACTACAACAACTACTCAACCACCACAGGGTATTGATGAGGAAGTTACTGAGTTATTAAATAACACAGAGGAGTTGTCACAAGAGGAAATTGTTTCTGCAATTGAAAATATTATAAATGACGGAGTTAGCTCCGAAGAAGCCGCCTCTATTGCAACAAACTCAGCAATTCTTGAGGCGATATCTGCTGAAGATGCAAAAGAAATTTTTCAAGAAATTTCTATAAGTGAACTGACAGCAGCACAGCAGGATGCTCTTGTTGAAACATTGACGAATGCTCCAGAGGATGTCAAAGAAGCATTTGAACAGGAGATTGACATCTTTGGTGAGGGGCTTGATGATTATGTGCCTACAGGCTCTCAAATTGATGTTGAAGCAAGAAGAGCACTGATTGCCGTAACAACGGTTTTAACAACGATTACAACGGCTCCTATGCCCTCTGGAGGCAGCTCTGCCCCATCGGGTGGAGGAGCAGGAGGAGGACCATCTGGAGGCGGTGGTTCTGGTAACACAGATCGGGGCGGTAGCCGATCAAGGAGAAAATAATGTTTAAAAAAATATTAAACGAACTCCATGCACTTGCATGGACATTATCTGGAGGTGTAATTGTGATAATTACATTATCTGGTCAAACAAGAACATATGGTTTATGGTTAACAGTATCTGCATTTCTTATCCATATGTTGGGTGTTTTAATTAAAAAGGATGAAAACAATGAGTAATACAAAAAATATCTTACTTCGAATTTTCGCGGTCTTTGGGGCTTCTGGTCTTGGCGTTATCGGCGCAGGTGCAGTTGCCGGAGTTAGTCTTCCACAGGCTATCTTTATGGCCGGAATTGGGGGAGTTGCAAAGGTCATTGAGGGGCTTGCTAATGCCTTCCTAGATGACGGAAAACTCTCTGAAGATGAAATACAAGCAATTTTCAGCAAGGCAAAAACTAAGCCTGATGAAGAAGACTAATGTATAATGTAATCAAGTGATTATTAATCACAAAGGAGATTGTATGATTAAGATTTCAGAACAAAATAAGGCAATGCTCGCCTCTTACGGAAGAAGCGTTTTAGGAGCTGGTGTAGCAGTTTATGTCTCAACAGGTGATGTAAAAATGGCTGCAAATGCTCTTTGGGCTGCAGCGCTCCCAGTGCTTCTTCGCTATGTAAATCCAAAAGACCTTGCTTTCGGCAAGACTGAGGCAGGTAAATAATGCCAAGAAAATATAGCTATTATCCAAGTTTTGACGGAAAAGGCGCACAGCCCGGTACCGAGAAGTTGGTTGAACTTTGTGGAAAAAGATGGAAGACTTCCAATATGGGAATTTATTCCCCAAGATTGATGAGAAACTCTAAGACCGCTGGTAAGAAGATTGGTGATCCGGGTATGGAGAAATTCCTTAGCGTTCACGCAACTGGAGCTGCATGCGACATTGGGTACACAGACCGCAAGGTTGGTGTTGAAATGTGGAACTGGTTCATTAAGTACACCAAAGAATTAGGCATTGAAGAGATTCACGACTATGCCTTTGATGCAAATCCTAAAGATAAGAATCAGGGGTATGGTCGCGGTTTTAGGTGCTCAAGAGGCGAAAACGAGGCTGGGGTAAAAATTTTTACCGAGTCTGATAATGCAGGTAGTTTTGGGGGGAAGTGGTTACATTTAGAGCTTTCTCCAGAAATGGCAAAAGATGCAGCAAAGTTTGAGGCAGCTTGGAGAGCCTTGCCTAAGCCCGGTGCGGCTTAATTAGGAGCTAGAATGAGTAGAAGTAAAATATGCAATTGTGGTTGCGAATGTGTTGATCAATGCGATTGTGGTTGCGAGGAGTGCGACTGTTAACAAATGGCCGGTGCTAGAGATATAACAATTTATAAAGGTGATTCTTATACCCATGAAGTTCGTATTAAAAACAGTGCGAATACGGCTATAAACATTACTGGCAGAACATATAGGGTTCAGATGCGTCAATCAAAAGCATCGAGCTCTATTTTGCTTACATTTAATACAGCTATTACAAATGCTGCAAATGGAATTGTTACTTTCACTCTTCAACCAAGCGATACTTCAAACATTAGTGTTGGTACATATTATTATGACTTTGAAGAAACAAATGGTTCATATGTGACAACACTAATGGGAGGCAAGCTGGTAATTACAGGAGAAGTAAGTCGTGGCTGACATAACAACTTTACAAGTAAATACTGGTGATATAAGTAATGTTATCGTTGGAAACAGCGATGTTACTGCTTTAAGCGTTCAGAATGGTGATGTGACGACAATTGTTGGCGCACCAGCAACAGTAACACTTGAAAGGATTTTAACATTATCAGATGCATCGCCATCTGACATAGCAAGGACTGCGAATAGCGGTGTTCTTGAGATTGCAAGCAGAGCGGATCATGTCCACTCAATTGCAAACACGCTATTAGACGGAGGAAATTATTAATGGCAAATACAATTAGAATTAAGAGAAGGGCATCAGGCAATGCTGGCGCTCCGGGTTCGCTCGAAAATGCAGAACTTGCATATAACGAGGTAGATGATGTCCTTTACTACGGTAAAGGAACAGGCGGTGCAGGTGGAACTGCTACAACAGTGCAAGCAATCGCTGGTACTGGAGCATATGTGTCACTTTCGGGTGCTCAAACAATTACAGGAAACAAAGATTTCACTGGAACAGTAGTTGTTCCAACACCAACAGCAAACACACATGCTGCTACAAAACTTTATGTTGATCAGGCAGTTGGTGCGGTTTCAGGTTCTTTCACCTTAGCTGGAGATGGTGGTTCAAGCCAAACAGTTACTCTTGGAGATACTTTAACAATCTCTGGTGGAACAGGTTTGACATCAACCGCTGGCACAACTGACACAGTTACGATTAATCTTGATAGCACAGCGGTAACTGCTGGCTCGTATGGTAATGCTAATACAATCGCTACTTTCACCGTTG